ACTGACAGGCCATCTGGAAAGAATTTGGCTACTAAACTGTCGAACTCCACATAAAGTGAATCCGTATCCATGTAGAAGACGTATTCCTTACCCTCAGTCTGCATGATGGAATTGATATAGATGTTCATATATTTTGCCGCCCATTGAATAGCCAGTTGACCTGATGACGTGATCCCTTCGGCAATCTCGATGGAGAACCATCGGAAGTATTCATTTGCCATGGCACCATATTCAGCATTCATCAAAATCTTGAGTGCCTTCTGTAGTGTGTCGAGTCTGGCAATCTCATTCTTGACTTTCGGAATGGCATCCGTGGGTACTTTCTTGTCTTCAATCTCCTGTTCAAGATTCAGCATTTCTCTCTTCCGTGCGGACCTTTCAGTGTAAAGCCCGTTCAGAATCTTCGGGATAAATCCATCAGAGGTACGTTTCCAACATTCCCGATTTGGAGTGATGGCCAGATCATGACGCTTGAACAGATCGGTATCGAGTTTACCGTCGAGCATCCACTTGATAGACATGGTGGTATCCCACGGCATGTGTTTCTCGATATAGTTCTCGATTTCTTCCGGTGGATGCCTGACCAGACGATCAGGACTGAGGTTATATTGCATTTGGAGATGTGGATAAAGTGAGTTCAGATCGAACGACACCACCCACTTATACATTCTGGTTTCCGGTTCCTTGACGTATGCACCGACATAGGCTTCACGCTCAGGTGCGGACACGGAATATGGAATCATGATACCGGCATCAGCTAGTGTGTTGTAGATCAGGATATCCCACGTCTTGACAGGTGAGACCATATCCGGCCAGTTACCACCGGTCTTATATGCCAGAGACATGACCAGATTGATGAGATTCAACTTCGCATCCAAAGCCTCAACGATGGCACAATCCTTCACGTTGTACAGGACGAATTTATCGAAGTTGTTATTGAACATATCGAACAGTGTGCCTTCTTCACTGTAGTCGATTTTATTAGTCTTGAGTTCGTGATCACCGATGTCATTCAAGGTGTACGAGACACGTCCACCATAAGTGAATTTCTTGTACAGGGTGATGTAGTCAAGATCATTGATCCCGACGATATCGTATACAGCAAATTCCTTATTGAAATGCTTTATCTTCTTATTGAATATTTGGCCGAACGGTGACAGTTGAGATACAAGAGCATCACCTTTTGTATCCTGATATCCATCATCCTCACCATCATTGAATAGCCGTTTGATCCTGTTGATCAGGTATGGGATATCGTAACCGGTAATATTCCAGCCGGTGATATAATCCGGATACTCGTTAATCCAGAACGACAGGAAATTCATGAGAATCATTTTCTCTTCTGAGCACAAAACATAGATGACGTTTCCGGCTTCAACATCGTACTTGTCACCGAACTGCTCACGAAGCTCTTCGTACCTCTCTTTATTCAGTTCCTTGGTAGACCATACCCGATAGACATCCTTCCTTGAGTCTTTGGCCGCTATCGCAGTGATGGCGCAACGTGCCTCTTGTGGCGATGAATAACCTCTACCATCTCGTGCGGTCTCGATATCCCAGTTCAGACCATAGACATCCTTCTTTGTGATAGTGTTTCGTGGCTTGATCCGGAACTCTTCTCGGATGTATTCATAAGCTGAATTGGACTGAGCATATAGCCATTGAAGACCGGACTGATCCCGTGCCCATTGCTTGGTATCCCAGTGAGTTTCAAAAATAGCATTATCATGAGGACCGTGAACTTCTTTGAGCATGTGTCCGTGGATGGAATGCATAGAACATTCTGAATCCTTCTTGGTCCTGATGTATACTTTGGGAATGAAGTCTCTGTTCTTGACAGTGGTGATGCTACCATCGGATTTTCGGACATAGAGTTTACTACCACCGGATCGTACTGAGGTATAGTTCATGAAGTCTCACTTTGTAAAATATCAATAAGTTCTTGCTCGACATCCATACCATAAAGAGCAGTCAGATCAGTGGAAGTTTCCACGGTCCAAGTACCCTTGAGCACTCGTTTAGTAGCATTGATCCGTATCATCCTGATAGGAAAATTGATGTCTTTACATGGGTTATGGAGACAGGGATATTTTATAGGAATGTTCGGAATGGCAGTGCTCAGGATGACAGCACCGATGCCTTTGATGAACGCACGTCTTTTCATTTTTGACTCCTTGGCAGAAGAGATGAAGGGTGTAATCTATCGGGAAAATGACAGGTAGTCAATCCTGCTTATATGGTGTACTCAAAATTTCAAAGGTACCTCATTTGGTACCGTTTGTATTTGTTCATCACACGAAAAACTTTTATAATTCTGGTAATAATCTTCGCAACTACACGGGCAATAACAATGTCCGAACTCTTCATCAGGTGGTTCATAAGAGGAATCTTGAGCGGCCTGTTCATAATCTTTTTCTGATCCGCCTTTTATGAACGGGATCATGATAACGGTGCCTCTCTTTCCGTCCGTCCGATCCTTGAGTTCAAAATCCAACTCATCTTGGAACATATTACTACAGCCCCATGAGATGAGTAGAATGGCAAATATCAAAGCGAAATTCTCAAACCGACTCATGATAATGAGATTCCAGTAGGTGACATGACAAATTTAAAATTGACGTGTTCGACGATCTGAATCGGTGCAACCCAAACATCAACACTGATTTCACCCCTATCGATAAGCTCAGGCATGTTGTTCGTCTCATCACAAATCACCTTGAAATCTCTGACCGGAACTTTGCTGGTAAGGTATTCCACACTATCATGTACTTGGTTGGTAAGACGCTTTCTCGTGATCGGATCATTGAAGTCGCTCACATTATGGGTCATGGCTCGTTCGACTGCCTTCTGAATTTCCATCAGAAGTCGTCGAACATTTAGACTATCAAGTGGTGACAAAAGCGGACCCGAAGGTCTCACCGTTCTCATGTCGAGCAGATTTACACTATCAAGTGGCAGTGCTACCGAAGCACCGACAGCTACCATACATTTTATAAATTTTCGTCGATCCATCTAATCCACCATCACAAATTCGTCTGTAGCCTCATCACGATCAAAATACAACCAACCTGATGGATGACCCTTGCCACCCCATTCGAACGTGCCACGGGTCACTACACGGCATTCTTGGAATATCTCTGAAAACTTGGTATGCATGTCTCTGACCAGTGCATCACGATCACCATATTCGTCAAGATGATACTGGATGATGTCACCCTTAAACATCGACGTATCGAGATGGGTTATGACACCATCAAAATTCTCTTCGATCATCAGACAGTGATACTTGTTGGTACGTTTATTTAGCATCACTGCGATGATCGGATGCGATATGTGTCTCATCAGTGTGTGGTTCCCTTGAATGATCCCATGGACCCTACCATTCTCATGTCGATATCTTCGGCACGTTGATTGGTGAGTTTATTCAAATCATCGACCGAAACTACCTTCGGACGTTTCTCGATGGGTATCAGGTTGATAGCGGCTGTGATCAGTTGGCAGTGGAAACATTCAGGATCATTACAACCAACATCACCGATCAGTTGCAAGCCAGCATTCATGAAAATATCGGCAACCATCTGAGCACCGACATTAAAATTGATGTATTCATCTTGGACCATCTTCATGACACCTTCAACTTGCTGTTGTGGTGTTGCCGTGGCATCGATCATGACCTTTGCCTGACCAGTCGTGTTGTTGATTTCATAGACGGTGGATGTCTTCATCATCTGAGCACGGGGAAGCAGGAAGACGATCATATCATAAGTGGCAGGATACTTGTCACCCATGAAGCCCAAAATCTCCAACATGTGTGTTGCTGTTGGTGGCTCTTTACAGCCGACCGCATGATCGATTCTTCCTTCTTTTGTCGAGTAGATCAAACAACAGACAAATTTCTGTAGTTCATCGGTCGGACATGCGATGGCACCATTGGTAATATTCATTTCTCTAAACTTACTATTATCCATCATTACCCCTCAGTGATTTGATTTTTATCATGATACATTCCCTGTAAAAAGTAGTCAAGAGT